CGCTCAATTATGTTTAGACGAGTACATTAAACATCGTCCTGAAGCTGTTCATGGAACTCCTGATTTTTATGCTGAGAACTATTCACTGTTAAAATATGAAGAAGGACAAGGGTATCACGCTTTACATGCTGATGCCGCTCCGTGGACTAACCATATGGCTAGAGGTAGGCACATTTCACAAATCGTTTATTTAAACGATGTGGAAGAAGGAGGGGAAACTATTTTCCCTATTCAAGAAGCAACAATTAAACCCAGAGCAGGTAAGTGTTTGACCTTCCCATCGTGTTGGTCGCATATGCACAAGACTCTTAAAGCTGTAGACACAAAGTATTGTGTTTCTATCTTTTATTCATTTTTCGCAAACGCACCTTCCCAAAGTAGCGCCGAGTCGTCTAATATGACGGTAGAAGAATTTATCGAAGGATAGAAGTGGCTCATTACGCACATGTGAATAGTGAAAATATTGTTACGTTTGTAACACCTCTTAGCAACGATATTGCTGTAGTGGATGGTGTGGATGATGAACCTAAATCTATTGCTTTTCTTGAATCTCTAAATATTGTTGAAGGCGGCACATGGGTTCGTTGCTCGTACAATAATAATATTAGAGGTCGTTTCGCACAAGAAGGCGATGTTTATGACAGTTCATTAAACATTTTCAAAATGCCAGATGATATTAAACCGTTTCCTTCATGGGTTATGAATGAAACTACTGGTTATTGGGAAGCTCCTGTAGCTGAAACACCCGGATATATATGGAATGAAGAGGCTGGGGAGTGGCAACAACCACCACAACCGGAAGATTTTCCTTCATTCACATGGCAGACACATTGGCAGGATGGGGTTAAACGCCCTCAAGGTTGCTGGTCGCCACCTGTCGCATACCCCGGAACTTGGGAATATGTAGATGGTGATAATGATGGCAAAATGAGATTACTTGTTGGCACCACTTACGCTTGGGATGAGGCATCAACTTCTTGGGTTGAAGAAGAATAACAATGACTGCGTATAGCAGAACCGCCGATTATACGATAGATCAAAACTATAATGGTACTAACACTTCTTTAACATTTAGAGGGTTAACTACCGGAGCGTCTGGTTTATCTGGCATAACCTATGTAAACGATACTTATACGTATGCGTTTACTGGGCTTGGGCAAGATCGTAGAGAATACAACTTTGGTTCTTCTGAACTTCCTGCTGGAGAGTGGACGTATCAACCTACGTTTTCTACTGAAGTTCACCCATTAAACGAGTTCGATTACCGTGGGCGTAACACATCAGGTGGTTTGCATCTGTTCACTGGTAAGACTGTTGTTTCAGATATAACGCATATTATTACGTATCACATAACTGCATCATCGACACTACCGCATGACGATGTGTACTATATTATTAATCCGAATCCAAAAATTACTATAGAAGTTAAACAGCTTCAGAACGTAACAATAGAAGTAGGTGTTTAATGGCAAAATATGACAAAGGAGATGTGGTCAGAGTCACAGGTTCTTTCTGGTCTAGTGACCCATCGGTATTAACTGATCCAACAGACTCAGATGGAAGTTGGGCAGATGGTATTTATGAATCAGTCAATGTCTATCAGAAGAAACCTGACGGTACCACCACGAATCTCGAAACCAGTATCAATAGATTAAGCACAGGCAAGTACTATGTTGATGTGACCTTAGATCAAGTAGGTACACATACCGTGAAGTTTGAAGGAACTAGCGGGGTTGTTGGTACCGAAACTGTTGCGATAGAGGTAGAGAAGTCAGTTTTCGATCATTCTTAACCCAAGAGGGGCCATGACTAATACTACGCATGAACAACATGGCGGCAACGTCAGCAAAGTCAGGGGACAGAAGACTCGTGAATTGTTCCTTGAAGGACTCGCGGAGCATGGAACTATCTCTAAGGCGTGCGCTATCGCTGGTGTCACTCGGTCTGCTTACGATAAGTGGAGACAACGTATACCTGACTTTGCTGAGAAAGCGGACGCTATCAGAGCTAAAGCGCTCGCTGACGGCGGTATGGAGAAGTGGGACGGCACTTTTCAAAGTTTCAGAAGTTACTATTTCGGGCACATGTCCCCTTGGTTCCATATCAAAGCCATCGAAGCGTATGAAAACACACCACCCGGAAACATTACCCTGATTCTCTGGCCTCCAGAACACGGCAAAACTACGCTTGCCGAGGACTACTTCTGCTACAAACTGGCGACAAATCCCGAATTCAGGATCACCGTCGGATCTGAGGGACAAGACATGGCTCGCAAAATTCTTGGGCGTATACGTACTCGGATGGAACCTCATGGGCCTTTCCCTAAATATGTAGCTAAATATGGACCTTTCGTACCTCAAAATCAGAGTGGTCGTAAAACTGCTCAATCGTGGGGTGCTGATTATTTTAACGTATTTAAGAAGTCCAGTCACGATGAGCGTGATTATTCGATGGTTTCTTTAGGGTGGCGATCAAAGATTGCTGGTACGCGTACCGATCATCTACACATTGATGATATTCAATCTCGTGTTTCGTTGAATCTAACCGAACAGATGTTCGAGATTTTTCGTCAGGACTGGTTAACCCGTCCGGGTGAGAATGGGCGGACAAGTATTAATGGTACTCGTGTGGGTGAAGGCGATTTTTATGAGCGTGTAATGAACGAAATAGATCCAGATATTCTTTCTGTGATTAGATTCCCTGCGATAATAACTAACGATGAGGGTGAGCCTGAACCGTTGTGGCCTGAAATGTTTTCTATGGATGCGCTTGACAGGATTAGACGTAAGGTTGGCGAGGAGGCATGGTCGCGTAACTATATGCAACAGCCAAGTTCTTCTGCTGAAGCTACGTTTGATGAGGAATCTATACAGAAATGTTTAAATCCTTTACGTTCTGTTAATCACCACCCGCCTAAAGACTGTACTGTTTATATTGGTTTAGACCCTGCGTTAGGTTCTAACAACTGTGTGATAGCCGCCACACCTCATGAGGATAAGTTAAAGATTCTTTTCGTCAGAGAAGATGTAGGTTTGACCCGTAATGAGCAGATACTTGGCATTGTTGAAGAAGCGATACTTAGATGCGGGCAGAATGGTGCGTCTGTATCGGATGTTGTAATTGAAGCTATGGTATTTCAAAAAGGTTTGTCGCGTGATGAGCGTCTGATTGAGATGACTGAGCGGTATGGGTTTCGTGTTAGGGAGCATTTAACTGGTGTGAACAAGTATGATGAAACTATTGGTGTTCCTTCTATGGCTTTATCGTTTATGCGAGGTGAAATAGACATTCCTTATGCAGATGATCCGTCTACTCGCCATCAAGCTGATGAGCTAATAAGACAGTTAAAAGCATGGCGGCCATTAAAACGTGGTACTAAACTAAGACAGGATCAAGTGATGGCACTATGGTTCATTTGGATACTATGGAGACAAAGGAAACAATCATATAGTGTGGACTCTTCACAATTCAGCTTTAAAGGACTACCTTGGAAGACAAGTGTATCTAATAGTAGGGTTTTTTAATGTATACGTTTGATGAAATAGTAGGGATTATAAGGCAAAGACAGGATGCTCAGAGTCCTTTACTTGAACGTATGTTGGAAGTTAAAGAAAGATATAACGGAGAATACGTTATTCCTCTTCCATCTATGGAAAATGAGCCTGTTCTTCCACCTTTAACACCTGCTCTTATAGCAGAAAACATTGATGCGGTAGCTCAGAGGGCTTCTTCTGTAATGCCTTTTATCGGGTGTCCTGCTATAGATCAATCTAAAGAACGAGGAGTTCGTTCCCGTGAGTATGCTGATATACGCAGACGCGCACTTGCCGCTACATGGTATTCATCTAAATACAAACTGAAAATGAGAAGAGCGTATAGACATCTAGCTGGATACGCTACATCATGTTTAGTTGTTACACCTGACTTTGAAAAGGGTGTACCTCGTATTGATATTCGTGATCCTCTTGGTGTATATCCAGAACCTAAAGCATACGAAGATGTAGAACCACCTCGTAACTGTGGGTTTGTATACGGTAAATCAGGTGACTGGTTACGAGCACATTATCCTGCCGCTAGGCAAGAAAACGGTGGGCCTGTAGCGTCAGATGATAACGCCCGTCAAGAATTGTGGGATGTATGCGAATGGGTGGATAGTGAACATATTGTTATTGGAATAATGGGGCCAAGGTATAATCATTATAACCAAACATACCCATATCACAGTGTCCAAAAAGAATTATCTCGCGCACCTAACAAATCTGGAATGCCATGTATTATAACTCCGGGTCGAGTTTCATTAGACAAGATCGCTTCTTCTGTTTCTAACGTAGTTGGGATCGTAGATCTTATGTCAAAAATGATGGCATTGGAAATACTTGCACAAGAAAAAGCTATCTTCCCTGATAGGTATATAATAGGACGATCGGGTCAGGTACCCATGATCGTCGGAGGTGAATGGAAAGACGGTCGTGAAGGGGAAGTAAACGTACTCCTCGATGCTGAAGCTATCGGCGAATTAAAATCAACTCCTGATCCGAGCACAAACATTGCCATCGACAGATTGGAAAGAAATGCTCGAATCTCTACAGGAACCGTCCCACAAATTGGTGGGGAAACTTACGGAGCGTTACGTACAGGCAGAGGAATCGACTCGCTTATGGGCGCGGCATTGGATCCGCGTATCCAAGAGATGCAGGAGATTATGGAGGCTCATCTTCCTCATCTAAATGAATGTATATTCGCTACCTATGAGGGCTACTTTGGTAACAAACAGTTCTCTATGTTTACTGGCTACGCCGGGGATTTTGGACAAGTAGAATTCACTCCAAACGAACACTTTGAAACACACGATAATGTTGTTTCGTACTCAATCCCCGGCGCAGACATTCAAGGCACTACAATACAATTAGGTCAGTTGCTTTCAATGAAAGGAATCAGCTTACGTACTTTCCGTACTAAGCATCCGTTCATTGAGGATGCTGAAGCTGAAGGGCGTAGGGTAGATGAAGAACAACTTGAAGAGGCAGTCATGGCCGCTATCCAGCAACAAGCATTGTCCGGTCAGTTGCCTGTCGTGTACGTCTCTAAGATTGAGAAACATCGGAAGAAGGGTCTTGATATTTTTGAAGCTATCGAAAAAGCCGATAGTGAAATTCGTGAAGAGCAAGCGGCTGTAGCACCTCCACCAGAACAGGGTATGGCTATGGCTCCAGAGCAAGCGCCCGGTTTAGCGGCTGGTCCGGAAGGTATGGCTCCACAAGGAGCACCTCCTACTGGTGGACAAGAGATGACTCCTGAAGCCGCCGCTCAATTAGTGGGTGCGTTACAGGCAGGTATCTAATGCCAAGAAAAAGACAGAATGTAGGATTGGAACATGGTGGCGATTACGGCACTGTTCAAGCTATATCAGATAGCATGAATCCTAATATGGGTGGGATACCCCTTCAAGGTGGTGAGGTTGCTCCAGATTTAAGTGGGATGCAACAAGCACCTTCTCCTATTAGACCACAACGACCAGAACAACCAACTACATTAGATCAACCTTTACCTATTGAAGCGGCAAAAGCATTTACTCCACAAGTTAAACCTTTAACTGCGCCGGGACAAACCTTTGGGCAGATACCTTCGGCGGTTCCTAGGCCATCTCCAAAACAAGAAGCCGCTGTATTGGTTTCTTCTTGGGCTTCTGCTACAGGAGATCCGCTACTTGCTGAAGCGGCGGCACAATTAGCTAATGGCTGAACGGGCTGGCAACAGAAAAGCCATAGGAACTTTTCAAGAGTATTCATCATTTGATGAAGAGCATTACGGCAGGCGTATGCAACTATTGCTTAAAGCAGGAGGTGACCGTTATTTAAAAGATGCTCCTGATACTCTTATTGCTTTAGCTAGTTCTTCTAAATCAGATAATGATATGCTTGACACTTTTCTTGACGGGCATACTCAAGTTGATTTTAATATGATGAAAGAAAAAATGGAAGCTATGCCTCATCAGTTGCAAGAGGCAGAATTTAATTCTCTTCCTGTAGCTACACAAAATATTCTTTTAAACGCAGGATATGAAATACCTGATGCTAGTAGAGATGCTCTATGGAAACGTATGTTGACATGGGATATCCCATTATTACCTGAAGAACATTTTGGTTCAGCAGTTAAATGGGGGATGGCTCCTATACGTGCTGTTGGTTTTGTAGCTGGTAAAGCAACAAGCACTCTTTGGGAAAAAGCTGTAATGGAACCTTCACGTTTTGCTACTCGACTTGGTAGAACAGGAGCTTATCTAACACAAAGATATGGTGGTCTTGCAAGTTGGGATCCATTAGCGGGTGCTCAAATGGGGAACCCTGCTAAGTGGAGAGAAGCGTGGAATGCAACTAAACGGCAGAACGATTCTTTTTATGCTGGCACGTTAGAAAAATCTATTGAGCTTGTAGGTAAAGAACAAACAAATCTTTTGAGATCATATCTTGCTGATGGCCAGCAAGGAGTGTATGAACTTATTTTAAATCAAGCACAAGGCGATGAACAAACAGCACAAGCAAGATTTGAGGCATGGCAATCTACGTTAGATAATCAAAATTCTTTAGATGCTTTACAAGTATTAGAAACTGGGAAGCTGACACTTTTTGATGCTTCTATCAGAGGATACAATGCGGTGTCTCCTTATGATGTTTCTCCTAATAGTGTAGGTGGAAAGATAGTTGGAAGCGTAGGTGCTCTTAGTATAGAAATTCTTTTAGATCCTATGACTTGGGCTGGTGGTGCTTACATAAAGATTTATAAAGCTATTAAATCTGGTGTGCGTGGTAGTGAGTACACAAAGAATTTAATTGATCTTCAAAGAAGAATTGCTATGACTGTTCGCACGGAGGACAGGATCTGGAAAACAATTAGAGGAGGACAAGGGGGGCAACTTTTTAAAGATTTAAAAGTTTGGAATCCCACTACTGGGACTTTCTCTGATCCTACAGATGAGATTGCTGATTGGATTAAACAACCTAAAAAAGCTCGTGATGCCGCCGCAACTATAGATGGCATTCCTGTTTTCCAACCGTTACGTAATCTATGGCAATCAGCCGCAATTAGGATAGGAACAAGTCCACTTGTTTTACGAGCGCAAGGTCATGCACACAATCGTTTTATTGACAGGTTAACTGATGCTTTCACAGAGTTAGATGCACAACAATTAGCTGAGATGCAGTTTAAAAAAACTGAAGCTTACTTAGATGGATCTAAAACTTGGAAACAAAAACAAGCTGAACTAATAGATGCAGGAGAATTTAATGTAGTTGATCCAATAGGACAGTTACTACGTGATGTCCCCGGATTGCGTTCAATAATGCCAGACATGCTTAAACATCATATGATGCGAAGAAAAATGAATCTTGTAGTAGATCAAGCGTACATTAATGAAAATGGTTACTTTGAAATTATAGATGATTTTACTGGTGAAGTAATCAGTCAAGCTGATATAAGTGGATTCCATAATGTTCCAGACAGTGGTGTGTATGGAAAGAAGTTTTCTCCTACAGACGAAGGTTGGGTTGTGTGGGATGACATTCTTAAAGACCCAATAGAAATGAGAGGAATGACTAACAGGTCATTTCCTACTCTTGCAGACCACGAAGGTTATTGGGAATTCTTAGACAGCGCTGAAGGTATGAAAGGATTAGCAAGTAGCTTAGGTGGTGTTGACCCAGAAGCTATGTGGATACCTGCTATTTCAGCTTTCGGTGAACAATGGATTAAAACTAAACGATGGGTTAGAAAGACACAAGACTTTTATAATGTTGACCTAGAAGCTAAAGCTGATATGGCTCGTTTAACAGCACAGTTTTTAGTTAAACAAGGAAACTATGTACATAGAAAAGTATGGGAAGGTATCGAAGAAGGGGCAATTCAATTAAGTAAAGATATAGATGAACTTGACTTAGACAGACTTCTTAAAGATCCAAGACTCACAGACAAAGCTGAACTCTCTCATAGCTACGACGAGTTAGGGTTAAACCATGATGACTATCAACAGATACAAGACGCAGTAGAAATTTTTGAAACAGAAGCACCTCTCTTTATTCTTGAGGATGCAGAGATGTCTGACCTTTACCATTGGTATGAAGCTGATGGATGGCATTTCCAAAAAAATCCAGACACAGGTGTATTAGAATTAACTGTAAAAAAACCTCCTGTATTTAAAAAGAGTAAAGATCTTTATACAAGAAAAAGAAAAGAACTAGAAGATAAATACTTTGACTCAAAGATACATGGTGCTGGTAGCCAGAATGGTGAACTTGATTGGTTTACCAGAACAGGTATTATAACGAGATCGACTGCTACAGCTTTGATGTATCATCCTGCTAAGTTCGCAGAAAAATTAACAACCTATGTTCCCAAGGCAAGGCACTTAGATTTAACTGATCCTAATCTTGGACTTCAAGAGTTCCAAGCATTAGTTGATATGGGTGTTCTAGCTGATATGCCACGGACACAGATAGATCATTTCTTCCGTGACTACGTTCTAGGCAATGAAGCTGATAGGTGGAGAGTAACTACAGAATTTTATCTTGACTTCTTAGGTAGATCAGGAGCTATCTTAATGGGTGGTTCAGATGTAACAAAATTCATCGAACGATTTGTTAGACACGGCTACCATAAATATGGTCAAGTAGCAGAAGACTTTGTTGGAATACATGGTCTTAATGTTCGTGTAGCTATTCACCCAAGCCAAGAACATTTAGCTCAGTTTGCTAAAGCAAATGTAATTCCTGATTACAGAGAGTTAGCGGCTGTTTCAAGATACATGTCTATGTATAGAAGACTTGGATGGGGGCTACCATTACCGCAGATAGATAAGTTTATTGCTCGTGCTTGGCGACCAGCAGTTCTATTACGATTAGGTTACGTTGCTCGTAACGGTGGAGAAGAGCTTGCTACATGGTGGTGGCGTGAAGGTCCTACTAATTATTTGAAACAGAAGATGGCACGTAAAGCTGTAGATATGCATCCAGTGTGGGATGAGTACGGTCGCCGTGTAATGATGAAAGGTACTGACAAATTAGCTGATGGTCAAACTGTAGCTGATGCTGTAAGAGCGCCATTGTTCTGGCGGCCTTTTTCTAGGTTGTGGAGATCATTCAATGAGTTTGCTGGTGTAGGAGATTACGCAATTACTACTAGAGCTATTAAAGAATCTATTGAAGCAAAGCCATACAAATGGCAATTTATGACTGAAGATCAAAGAGTAGAAGTTTTTAAACAAGTACGTGCAGGTATTGAAAAAGATATCAAAGCAAAGAAATGGTACAGCCCAAGTAAAACCAGTAAAAGATTATTTGAATTTGCTGATTCTAAAGCTAATGAGTTTAGTTTACTCTTAGACAATGTAAGAGATAAAATTCCGGGGCTACCATCAAAACATAAGCTTGCTGAAAAAATTGGTCGTGCAGTAGATGTAGATCACGATAAAAGAGTAGATGCGATTATACGCACTTACACCCATCCAACAATATTAGATGCACAAATGAAAGATGTTCTTGGTGGGTTTGATAATTATCTTAACTATTCAAAAAATACTTTAGATGATGCTTTAAGACAGACAGGTGTAGATAACCCAATTAATAATCTTGTTCAAATGGCAATGGTTGGTGTTCGTGAAAATACAGATTTGAAATACATCAGTACTATTGATAGCAGTTCTGTTCATGGTGTTCCTAAATCTGTAGCTGTGGCTCAAAGACTTGACATGATTAGTGGCGATAAAGCCGCTAAAAGATTTATACAAGAAGCAATGCATCATGTACCTATAAACACTAGAGAAAAGTTACGGCATCTTTCAGAGCAACTTCTTATAACAGATCTTGATTTAGCACATTTAGCAAAAGCTAACCCAGAAGAAATTGTTTTAACAGCTTTAAGAAAAGACCGCACATCATTCGATAAACTTAGCAAAGCGTACAACAATATTATTCCTGAAGAAGCAATAGATGAAACAGGAGAATTAATATCTTCTGTAGTCTCAGGTGACATGGCTTACATAGATGCTGTAGATGAGTTCATTGCAAGCAGAGCCGGAGAAGAACAATGGATTTGGGACATGCTTTTAAATCCTAAAGATGCCGCTGGTGTTGAAATAGGTGCCGATTGGAACCTCATGGCATTTCTATTAAGCGACCCAGATCAACTTAATATTGCAAAACTTACTGACAATTTTGAAGAAGCAATAGATCGTGGCATGAAAGCATACGTAAGTTATCTTTCTGGTACACCTGAAGGACAGCAATTCATTATGTCTTCTCACCGTGGTTCCGCTGGTGCTAAAGCAAAAGGTAGAATGGATCTTCCTTTACCTCCCGGAATGTCACGCTTATTCATGCCGATGGTGCCTGTTAGATTAGCGCAAAAATATACAGACATACTACGTCCCGGTGGTGGGTTAACAAAAGAATGGTTTAATACGTTTACAGATTTACTTGGAGAAAGATTAACAACTCTTGGTATACCTGCTAGTGAAGCTACTAAAGCCGCTAGGTTGTTGCATCCCGGTAATGTAGGTGAAACTTTATCTGCTCAAGTAGCTTTGATGGAAGAGTGGGCACAAACTGGAAATTATTTCCCTGTAGTAGTCGGTAGTGCTGATGATCGTGTAGCTAGTGCTATATCTGAAACGCTTATTGACATGTTGGATGATGGGTTAGCAACTGCTTCTGATGTTGCGACAGGTTCAGCAAAAGGAATGATTGGTTCTTTAGATGTAAACTCTGAATCGTTGTTTAATCAAGGTGGATTTGCTTCTTATAGTCGTCCTGAGTTTAGAACTACTGTAAGAAGAAACGGTGTTAAAAGTACCACTGAGTATAAAACATTAGCTGAAGATATATCTGGTGAGTATTGGAATGATTTCTTTGGATTTGAAGGTGGTCGAGATCCTATTACTGGAGAAGTAACAGGGCGTGGTGTTGTTGGTGCTAAAGAATTTGGTGAAGGTGGATTAAAAAATGAAACAATGATAGGTGTCGGAGGAACTCATCTTCTATCTCCTAAACCCGGAGGTTTTACTCCTATCCATATGCTTGATGGGCAACCACAAGTAGGCACAGTTAAGATTTATAAAGATAAAACTGGCAGGTTTATTCTTTTAGAAGAAGGAACTGAAATAGATCCTGATGCTGTTGATTGGTTTGCAAACGCAGAGCTTGTAGAAGAACAACGTGTGCCTATGAATGGTATTCGTGCTACTGCTGAAGAGTACGCTTTGTTAGCTAAACAAGAACTCATTGATCTTTTGTCAAGTGGTTCACGGCGTGGTGTCGGTCAAGAAGAATGGTTCTACCCTTGGATACGTGAAACTATAAGTGGTGAACCTGTTAGTGCTCATAGAGTTCATCGTGCCGCTACAGATGGCAGATGGTGGCCTTCTGCACCTAAAGATATTTTAGCTTTTGTTCCTGTTACTAATGAAGGTGGTGGGATTGGAGAAAAAATTAGTGATGCTTGGACTACTGTTTTAAGAAACTGGTTTGATGGTGTTGTTAATCCGATGATTGGTGCAATGGTAAGGGAACCTATGTTCCAGCATTATTTAATGCTCGGTTGGGATCAAACAATAGGTATTCGTCGTAATTTTGACAGAGCAAAACGTGATGTTATTTCTAAAGAAACTATTAGAAATAAAAAAATTAGAGGCAAAAGACAATACGACAAAGGTAATATTTTTGTTGAAGCATCAGAAAAAGATGTAAAAGCAGGATTTGCTACTCAGACTGGTAAAACAAAGATTGGCACGTATGAATACAGGTCACAGTTTGCTGAAGAAGACTTACATTATGTAATAACAAGAGATGAAACAGATAATATTTTTGATGAGTTTGGACAATACGATCAGCAACCTTTCACAGATTTTGCAGAAATAGATTGGCAATTAGCTCACACGGATCCAGATGATCCAATGACTCAGATAGCTTTTGCTTTAGAAGCTAGAGATCCTGAAGCGTTAGCTGTTGCTATAAGTAAAGCAAAGATGAATAATCCTGAATGGGATGGCGTTGAAAGACTTATGTCTATGAAACGCAAAGATATTAACGGTGAAGATATTCGTATATCTATGCGCCCAACAAGAAATAAAGAAGGTAATATAACATTTGTACGACAAAGATCAGTCGCAGGTGTGCAAGACGATTTCTTTAATATGATGCACCATAAGAAACGAGTCTTTGAAACACACAGAGATGTAGCAACACAAAGAGCAATGACACTAACAAGCGCATACATTGACGATCATCGCATACGTTCACAATTCCAACAGATGGTAGGAACAATGGTTCCATTCTGGTTTGCTGAAGATAACTTTCTTCGTCGTGTCGGACGAAGCCTAAAGCACAATCCGTTGATGTTACGTAATCTGCATCTAACAATGACTGCTGGCGTGTACAGTGGACTTGTTCAAACAGATGAATTCGGTGAAAGGAAACTAATCATTCCGGGTAGCGAAGTAGCTACAACAGCAATGCTAGCTATAGCTGACAGCACTCCGATAGTTAAAAATGTTTTCGGTGGGGAACTTGGTTCAGTTATTAGACCATCAATGGGATTAGCTACAAGTCTTAAAGTCATTCCGGGTTATGACCTTGAAACAATAGGACGTATGGGATTTGGCCCACTGTTAGCTACACCAATTAATTATCTTTCAGGTCGTGACCCTGAGATCAGAAAAATGTTTGAAGCTAATCTAGTTGGTGGCAGGTACAGGGGTGTGAGTGAAGTTTCTTCTAATGCTGAGTCATTGTGGAAAGCTACTTGGTCTTCTTTTATGCCAGCGATTTTAACAAGAAGTTTGCAGATAGCTAATATTGATGGGCCTGAAGGTGAAGCTAGAAATAAAGCAAAGATTGATGTTATTAAGTTTTTAGCTATGCAAGATAAGATACCTACCGAGCAAGAGATTGCTAATGCTGACAACCCTGCTTTATTCCAAGAAGCATTCTTAGAAAAAGTTGATGCTATGGCGAAGCAATACCAGTTGCTCCAAGCTATGACATGGTTCTTTGGTACTGGTACAGGCTACTTAGCTGACCTTACATTAAATGAAAATTGGGAATGGAACTCAGAGTTTTATGATCTTCTTGAATTAGGTATGCCTTATGAAGAAGCTTACCCTCAATGGGTTAAGAACATAGAAGCTAGAACGGGTGAAGATTTTAATGCTATGCAGTTCTCACCATTCCGTACCAGTGCTTATGAAAAGATTCCTTTCGCTGTTTTAGAAACAACACAAGATGCTAATCGTTGGCTAGTTAATAATGACGAGTTTACTAGATCATTCAAGATGGCGAGTCCTTTCTTTATGCCTAGAGATTTTGATCCTGAAGATGATGAGTATGTAGCTGAAGCTAAACAAAGACAAGTGAATATAGGGTTGCGTTCTTTACGAACACCTGAAGAATTCTTAGAGAGTCTTTACTTTAATGTTTCTTATGGTGTTTACAGTCAACATAGGGTCAGGTATTTGAAACAAAAAGAAGCGCTTAAAAGTGCTGGCATGGACACTAAGCAAGTGCAAGATAAGTGGGATATATGGCTTGAATCATTTAAGAGGCAACATCCTGTATTTAATCATTCTATTACTACTGGTACTTCTAGGTTACGTAGAGAAGAAACCATACACCAGTTTAGGCTCATTTTAGAAACACCTGAACTAGCTCCTGAAGGGTTACATAAAGAAGATGTGTTAACTGCTATGGCTACGATTGTAGGGTTCCAAGACAAAATGGATGCATTGCAAGGGTTGACTACTCCTGACGCTCAAGCAAAACGTGACGCTTTAAGAGCGCAGTATTATAGAGTATTAGAATCATTTAGCAATAACAAACCTTGGTTGAATGAGCTATTCTATAGTGTATTCGTACCTTTGATCGGAGAGAGTTGGTTAGCTAAATATGATGGTGGCAATATTAACATCAACACAGGGGTTCTTGTCTAATGAGTGATATGGGTTTACCTGATCCGACTGGTCTTAATGAAGCGATGGCTCCAGCAATAGAAGACATTCGTGATGAAGCGCATGATGTTATAGGTCGAGGTGCTGATGCAATATATGACACAATCATGGGACCAGAAGGAGATCATTACCGAACAGGTGTTGAAAACATTGGACGCATATTAATGGATTCAGATTTTTCTTGGCTTGATGAATGGCTTGGAGGAAAAAACGAATCAACAGAAGAAGCAAGAATGGACTCTGCCGATTACTACGACTCTGACGGTGGCGATCTAACAGAACAAGAGACTGGTCGTTCAACAATAAAAGAAATCCATTTTGATTCCATAAGTAAAGAAACTGCTTTCATAAAGTTTATTAACTGGCTTACTGGCCATGGCATTTCCCGATTAGAACGTGAAGGCGCACCATTAGGACAATCAATTCTTTTAGGTGGAACACAGTTCATGGGAGATGATGGTAAACCGTCTGCTCAATTATTGGATATGAGTAATATAGAAAACCGTAATACGGTTTACAATTATATTGCGACTAATTGGACTAAGATTCCTCAAGTTAAAGATATATTGCAAGCTGAATTGCAAAAAGCTTTTGATGTTATGGCTTCAGCTAACCCTGACGAGAATTGGGATTGGGAAGACAGGGGATGGGATAAACCTTACCTACCTGAAGATCAACCCGGAAGAGAAACAATGGCTGAGATTATTAGAGTGCTAGGAAACTCTGTAAGTAATGAATCAGTAAACATAGCAAACATGAATCAAATGTGGGGGCATAACGCTTTTGAGCATCTAGTAGCAGAAAACTTTGAGAAAGCAATAATGGCGGCTTCTGAAGATCTTATAGGAAACAACAGAGCGCTTTTATTAGGACCAGATGTTGCAACTCTTGGCGAAGGAATACTACCTTCTGTCGATGGAGATGATGAATCCTTAGCAAACCAAATAGGTTTCATTACTTCTTTCGACGGCACAGCTTTTGGAGATATTGAAAGCGTTAAAGATTTATTTTCAGATGGCAAGATCGGTCCAATGGATGCCCATTATTTCATGGACAGATTATATAACCAGACAAGAGATGGAAGCGGATACTCTTCGATTGTTGCACAAATACAACAAGAGTTATACGCATGGGGTTACATGGGCGCTCCTGCCGAATGGGGCAAGTTAGAAATTCCGGGTCTTGTACGTGGAGAAGCAGGAGCTACTGCCGATCCAACTACTGACGCTCTTCAAATGCTACAATCAGATTTAATTAATGAAGGATTACAAACACCCAAGTCAGAACTTTCACCTGATGGTTCCGCATACTTAGACACTGTTATAAACAGAAGTGTTGCTCGTAAATTAGAAACTCTTCCGGGCAGGGGTGGGCAAGAAACAGGGTACTTGAATGCTATAGAGAGTGTGATCGGTGGGTTAGATAGTCTTGCTAGTAGAAGTGGTAGAACTTTTTCTGAAGAAGGTAAAGCTAATGTACGTGAGAAACTTAAAGCTCAAATAAAAGAAATGAGAGATTCTCCTTTGGGTGAGGATCAAGAAATGTTTGAGGAAGCTTTTGGTGGAGGCGGTTTACCTGCACAGCAGGCGGTTGCTGATATTGCTATGAGATTATTTTACCAAGATGAAAACTGGGATGAGAATGTTTTCATAGGAGCTAACGATTCTGATTTTGATTACTATCGTTATGCTAAACAATCAGGTGCTTTAAGCGAAGAAGAAATATTTGCAATAGAGAACTCGCCAGCGTGGGGTTCAGGTACAGCTACGAAACCTTTTTATCAGGCAGGTTTAAATCCGGGTCAATTCCAAAGGGTTCCAGATATTCAGACACAGGATCGTGGAGAAATTTACAACATGGATGTTGTTTATGACGATTACGTAGACCCTAGAGCCGTTACTAGAAAAGCCGCGAGGGATGTTATCGTTAGTTTCTTCTTGGATCTTATACAACAACAAGGAGAAGAAGCCGCTATTGGTGAGAGCGGTTCGTTAGCTAATGCATTAAATACTTTTGGTCATACTTTAGGAGCAAGAGTTGGAACAGATTACGCATACACAATGCGTGACTATGAACGCATGGCACGAGAGATACGCGAAGAGTTAGCGTTAGAACCTAGTGTTGAACAGCCTGAATTGTTTAGAACTTTAGAGGAACGTATAGCTAAAGCTAATCAGTTGACTGGTGTAAATCCACAACCGTTCTCTCAAATAGCTAATGTTATAGCTAGAAGACGTAACTTGACTAACATGCCGACAGGAAGAAACCAATGACAGTTAAATATTCTGACCGTAAAGTAGCTTCAGCTTATTTAGAACTTTTACGTGCTGTGCATGTTGGTGTATCGGAGATGGGTGTGCCTATGGCGCATCAAAGAAAGATAGGAAGAAGTACTTCTACTACAGATCCGGGTAGTTTTCCTGAAGGCATTAATGCAAGATTATCTAAAAGCGAATTAAATTTTCCTGTTGAGTCTGAACTTTTTGTAAAGCAAGCTGATGTAATTTTAAACGATTTAGGTTTAACATATGACGGATTGACTAATGTATTAACAACTTTGGGTGCTAGTTCGCATGACATTATGTATGCGTGGGATGTCGATGGCCATAATTTTTATCATAAAAATCCTTTTGATGAAACAGGAATGTTTCAATCAGGGGCTATGAGCGGCGCGCATCGGCCTAGCAATATTCTTATGGGGCGAATGGGATCATTTCGTGGGCCTAACACTGAAGAAGTTATAGCTTCTGGTGGTGATCCTAGATATCCGGGAGTGAAGTTAAGACCAGACAGTAGAACTGTTGGTGTAATGGATCAAAATGTTTTAAATCAATTAGATGATAGTCAAGTTGTTAGACCGCACGATGGTGAGTTTGCTCATTTGTTACCGATACTTCCTAATAGCGCTATTGAATGGGGACTTGAATTGGGTATAGGTGCGATGCTTGGTCCTGCTGGACGGCAGGCTATGGGTAAAGCAATTACATCTTTTTCACGTTGGCTTAATCCTGCAAACAGATTAAAAAGAAATCAATTAACACTTTTACCAGACGGCACTGTATCAAGATCAACTCCGAGAGTAGCTGGTCCAGATCAAGGTCCAAATCCAATAGGAACTATTAGACGTGACATGCCTGTTGATCCGGGCATAACAGAGTTTAAAAGATTAATAGATGAAGGGAAAACATTTACTGATCCTATTCCTCTTAATAGAAAACTTAATAGAGAACAATGGGATAACGAGTTAATGGAACTCGAACATCAAATAAATGAATACGAAAATTATATTGCAGGCAAAACTGCGGCGCATGGAGGAATGGCTCCAAAACAAATCCGAGAAGTTTTAGATGAGTTATCTGAATCTGATTTACTTGATGATGCTTTTTATAACCAAAACGCAGAAAGAGTGCAGTCTCTTTGGGATCGTTCAGCTTCAATGATTGATGATGATCCTTGGCGTGATCCTAATACTTTAGCTGATGCTTTAAGTTTGTTTAAACAAGAATACAAAGGTAATCCTATTAAGGGTGGGATGGGTTACGAATTCCCTGACAAGATCAGTAAAGAAGATTTGTTGCCTTTTATGCAACAAGCTATAGCTAATCGTGAAAGAAGAGCGCTTACTGAAAGTCCTGAGTGGGGCATAGAACAAATGGAAAAGATGTTAGAGAAAGATAGTCCTGATGCTGGCATACAGAAACTTTTAGATGAGATAAATTCACCAGCACCACCAGACGAATGGGATGGAGGCATTACTGATTTTGTTAAAAGGGTAGGCGACGAAATGGGTATCCCTCGTTATGATGGTTGGGATTCTTTTATGGCTAAAGCCGCTGATGCGGATTATCAAAAAATAAAAGACTTAGGATTTAATGAAGATTGGTTACGTATTAATGTTCATAACGATGACCAGTTAGAGCAATTTTTTGAGCTAATAGATATGGATGTGAATGTTCAAGAATTAGATCAAATGATAGTAGATTACACCGCACAACAATCTAAAGATCCATACTTTGGAGATGGCTTAACTGATGAGGAAATAATTGATGGTTTAGATTTATCTAGACAACCATTTAATCAAGATGATGAAATTCTTCCTGATGGTAGTGGTATTTCTAAGTGGTGGGTGAACCCCGGTGGTACACCAGAAGAAAAAGAAGCATTAGCAAAATTTTTACGTGGAAGAAAATACCATGAAGACCCAACAATAAAACCAACAGCGACACCAGATTTGCCTCTTGGTGGTCCGGGTAAAGGTAATGTATTCGATCAAGATAGCGTTTATGGTCAAGAAAATAGTAGGAGATTATATGGTTGGCTATTAGCTGGTGCTGGTGGCGCGACAGTAACAACATGGTTAGCAACAAACCCAGATCACGCAAGTAAACTTATTGATTTTGCTAGTAAATTAGGAGATGTTATAGGTAAAGGTGCGCGAGGTACTGGGCATCAGAGTATTGATTCTTTAAATCCGGGTATTGCTAATCAAATTTTTGGTATGAACTCTGCTTTAGCTGGCGCAAACATTATTGCCGGAGCGGAAGACCCTTCTATATTTGATGGTATAAGTGGTGAGCTTCGTCAGATAGGAGAGAACCCTGAAAAGATTTTACCTAAAGATGTGCAAATGGATTTACGAAATGGTGACGCTGTGTTTGTTGGTTACGACAGTATAAAAGATCAAGAAGAAGCTATTAGTTTAGCTCCAAGATTTGGGGTAGAAGTATCTGCTGATCTTCCTCATATATGGAGAAAGCCTAATCGTAAAACTATCATTCCTCCTGCCGATCAGGGATGGGATTCTGATCGGTTAAAGAAGTTTGCTATGCAACAGCAGTTTTATCCTGATGCTGGTTTGAGAAGGAGAACTTGATGGCAGATACAACACCATTATTAAATCCGTCTGGTCCGCCAGATACTTCACCTGAATATCCGCAAGGAGTTATGTTAAGTGCTGAAGGGTTAAAAACTTTCATTCAAGAACTTGCAAATATGTACACAACAGGAACTACTCCTGATGGTATTGATATTATTGGTGAACATATTTACACAATGTTAGATAATGAACTCCGTGTAGGTGGTTACGGAAATCGTGAAGATATACAGACTATGTTAATTAGTCAACTTGGTGATGGTGGCGAGTATGACATAGAACAACTCACAGACTTCTTTATGATGGCTAGTAATATATGGCAGTTTGCTGATTACGCTACTACTGGTGAGTATACGTTCCAAGATTTTGTAATAGCTCAATTAGATTCTTATGATGCCACTGGTTCTGTTGCTGAGTTTTCAGAATCTTTTACTGCATTTACAGGAGAAACTTTACCTCCAGTAAACGTAGAATATGATCCGCAAAACCCTTCAGGTGAGCCTGTGCAAGAAGGAGATTTACCTCGGCCTCCTCTTAGTCAGATCCCTTACATTCCGGGTGCTGACGGTAAGCTAGGTGATTGGAATTGGTTAGATTTATGGGGTGATACCAATCCTTTAGTTGAAGAGTTCTTTGATTTTTGGGTAGATAAATTTAATGAAGTACCTTCTGAAAACCAAGATATGGGTTATCAAATTGAGACTTTACAGCACGATTTTTTCTATAATCCGACTCACGGTTTATATGCACAAGACTGGTGGATAGATCAACAACAATCAATTTTAGATCACATGGAGTTTTTCTACAATTACGGTGGTGAAGGTGATATCCAAAGTGTTATAAACACTACAATGGGTGGGGATGCTTGGCGGCCTTGGACTGGCATCGTTGGTATTGCAGATCGACCTGAAACTAATGCATACAATTCAGCTATTCTAGAATTTACAGAGTGGGCCAAGGAAGCTATAAGAGAAGCAGGCGGCAAAGAAGCTTTAGCTATTATAGATAACCTTGAACTTGCCGGTTATGCATATCTTATTATGTCTAATGGTGGTGCAACCTTTAAATTAGGTAGAGACAGAGAAGGTTTCAGACCAGACGAGTTTAAAGAAAAAGCTAAACAACTTGTTGAAAAACAATTCCTTGCTAATTGGACTGACGAAGATGGCAACTTTATTCAGAAGATGTCTGGCACAATGTCCTTTGGTGTTGGGAGTATACGTTCTCTTATGAACGACTGGCGTGCTTTAGGTAAACGAAACTTTCAAGACTTCTCTGATAATCAACTACGTAAATGGGCTGTTGATGTTAAGTCTGAAAAGATAACTAAAGAAATGGTGGATGCTGAAATAACTAAACGTGCGTTCCAGCGTATTGAATGGCCGTTCACTCCAGAAGAAAGAGAAGATTATATAGCTCAAGGCGCTACGTTAGATGACGTTTTAAATGGACAGTATCTTTCTGTTAAAAGCTTATGGGAAGACGCGAGTCTTTTACCTGATGACCCTTGGTTGCTTGCTAACTATTCGTTCACAGATGAGAATGGGAACCGCCGGTTCAGAAGTTCACAAGAGTTAGCTGAACATGCTCGTACTAACATGGATAAGTTTCAGTATTCTACCGAATCAAAAGATTTTCACAATGACTTTATTACAGGGGCGGCACGTATGTTTAGGAGTAGTTACTAATGGCAGACAATCTTTTTGATTTAGCTAGAGCAGTTCCGGGTTTAGATGTAGATGAGATGGATCCGTTAAATATTTTAGCTCAAACTATTGAGAGGTT